CAAGAAGAGTTAGACGCTGCGATTGGCAAGCGGCTTGCAAGAGAACAGCGTAAGTGGGAAAGAGAACAAGCTCGGCGACAGCAGGAAACTGCACCGCCCGCGCCAGCTCCTTCGTTAGAGCAATTTGAGTCGGTTGATCAGTACGCGGAAGCGTTAGCTGTCCAAAAGGCAAAAGAATTGCTTGCTAAGCAAGAGGCTGAGCGCGCACGCATGGAAACGCTTGAGGCTTACCACGACCGTGAAGAAGAGGCCAGAGGCAAGTACGAGGACTTTGAACAAGTCGCGTACAACCCGAACCTGCCGATCACGACCGTGATGGCTGAGACAATCCAAGCGTCGGATGTTGGGCCAGACTTAGCGTATTACCTTGGCACCAACCCGAAAGAAGCTGATCGTATTTCTCGTCTGTCGCCGTATATGCAAGCCAAAGAGATTGGCAAGATTGAAGCTAAGTTAAGCGACAATCCGCCGGTCAAGAAAACGACAAGCGCCCCACCGCCGATCGCGCCCATTAGTGGCCGTGGCACTGGAGCACCGGCTTACGATACGACCGACCCACGTTCTATCAAGAACATGTCGACGTCAGAATGGATCGAAGCGGAGCGCCAGCGTCAGATCAAAAAGTGGGAGGCTCAACGTAACCGCTAATTTTTTTAAGGACTATCATGGCAAACTCGATTCTTACTATCGACATGATCACCCGCAAGGCGCTCGAAATCCTCGAGAACAACTTGGTGATCACTCGTAACGTCAATCGTCAATACGACGATTCTTTCGCCGTTGAAGGCGCTAAAATCGGTTCGACTCTGCGTATTCGTTTACCAGATCGCGCTTTGGTAACTGACGGTGCCGCTCTGCAAGTGCAGGACGACAACGAACAGTTCACCACCCTGACTGTTGCTTCGCAAAAGCACATCGGTGTTAACTTCACCTCCGCCGAACTCACCATGCAGTTGGATGACTTCGCAGAGCGTGTTCTGAAGCCTCGTATTTCGCAGCTCGCCTCGTCGATCGACGCTGACGTTGCTAACGCATACAAGGGCGTGTTTAACTCGGTTGGTACTCCTGGCACCACCCCATCGACTTCGCTCGTTCTGTTGCAAGCTCAGCAGAAGCTGAACGAAAACGCTGCTGTGATGGCACCACGCTACGCAACCGTTAACCCAGCTGCTAACGCTGGTCTGGTCGAAGGCATGAAAGGTCTGTTCAACCCGACCGACACCATCAGCCGCCAGTTCAAGAATGGCATGATGGGCATGGGCGTGTTGGGCTTCGACGAAGTCAACATGTCTCAGTCGATCAAGCAGCACACCAACGGCGATTGGGGCACCTCCATCACCGTAACCTCGACCGTTACTACCGAAGGTCAATCGACTCTGCCAATCAGCTTCACTGGCTCGTCGAAGACTTGGAACGTGGGCGACGTGTTCACCATCGCTGGTGTGTTCGCAGTTAACCCACAAACTCGTGAGTCCACCGGCTCGCTGCAGCAGTTCACCGTGACTGCCGCTGCAACTGGTAGCTCCACTGCAACCCTGTCGATCAGCCCTGCGCTGTATTCCGCAAGCCAAGCACTGGCCACCGTTACTTCGTTGCCTGCAGCAAGCGCTGTAGTAACCATGTTGGGTAACGCTACTGGTCAGTACGCTCAGAACTTGGTCTACCACAAGGATGCGATCACTTTCGCAACCGCCGACCTGTTGATGCCACAAGGCGTGGACATGGCTTCTCGCCAAGTTCACAACGGTATCTCGATGCGTATTGTTCGTCAGTACGACATCAACAACGACCGTCTGCCTTGCCGTATCGACGTTCTGTACGGCTACAGCACAATCCGTCCGCAAATGGCTTGCCGCCTCTGGGGCTAAGCACTGGTGGGGGCTTCGGCCCCCATTGACGACTCTATTTGAAAGGAAATTATCATGGCACTTCCTAACGGCGCAGGCGGCTATCAGATTGGTGATGGCAACCTTAACGAAACCATTTTTCAAGTTATTCCCGTTCCTGCTACTGCAACTGCAACCGCAACACTGACTGCAGAGCAGATTCTGAACGGCATTCTGCTGGGTAGCCCCGGCACATCGGCTGCCAGCTACACGCTGCCAACCGTAGCTGCTCTCGAGGCTGCACTGCCTAACTCCGATAAGCCAGGCGTTTCGTTTGACTTTTCTGTTGTCAACGTCGACGGTTCTAGCTCGGGCGTTATCACACTGGTGACCAACACCGGCTGGACGCTCGTAGGTTTGATGACTGTTGTTGCGACTGCAGGCACAGCCCAAATCTTCCGCGCTCGTAAGAGCGGCGTGGGTACTTGGACTCTGTATCGCATCGGCTAAAAACTCTGGGGGCTTCGGCCCCCGTTTTTAAAGGATTTATCATGCCAAACAATAAAGCTGTCGGCGTGGCGTATTCTGACCCCGCGCTTACTGCGTTTTACCTCAACGCGCCAGTCACCAAGACCGCAAGTTTTACGCTGGGCGATGAGGAAAACTACGTCGTATGTAACGGCTCTGCTGCCAACGTCTCCGTGACGCTGCCCAGCGGTTCTGCGTACATCGGACGTACAGTAACCATCAAAAACCTTTCTGGTACATACACAGTTATTTCTGCGTCGTCTAACGTACGACCAGTGACTTCTGCTACCCTAGGCACCGCAATTCTTGCGGCTACCGCAGGTAAGTGGGCGACTCTGGTTTGCGAAGACGGCACAAACTGGACTGTAATGGCCGCTGGTTAATTAACCACGGGGCTTCGGCCCCGTCTACTACATGCCTATTATCTATCTACAGCACCCTGCTCACGGCTTCAAAATCGCCAACATGGAAATGGAGGCTGAATTTGATGAACAAAACGGCTGGGAACGCTATAATCCCGACACGCCTTCGGCTCCCGAAGTAGCGGCGCCAGCTAACGCGCTGGATGTCAAACGTCGTCGTAGCCGCCCGCCTGTAGAGGTAGCAGCGGCAGAATAAGGAGCTTGAATGGCAACCGCCTTTGACCAGATTAAGGCAGCGCTTCGGCTGATTGGCCAACTGGCTGAAGGTGAAGAGCCATCACCGCAGGCTGCTCAAGATGCGCTAAACGCCATGAATCAGATGATTGATTCGTGGAATACCGAGCGTTTGGCCGTGTTTTGCACCGAAGATCAGGTGTTTAACTGGCCGCCGGATCTAATTACCCAAACCCTTGGCCCGACCGGCGACTTTGTCGGCAATCGTCCTATTCTGATTGACGATGCGACGTACTTCCGTGATCCGCAGACTAATGTGTCTTACGGCATCAAGCTGATCAACCAACAGCAGTACGACGGCATCGCGGTCAAGACGGTCACCAGCACCTACCCGCAGGTCATGTTTGTGAACAACACGTTCCCAGACATTACTATGACGATCTACCCCAAGCCAACGCGCTTGCTGGAGTGGCATTTCGTCTCGGTGCAGCAGCTAACCAAACCGGCAACGCTCAACACCGTGTTGTCGTTCCCGCCGGGTTACCTGCGTGCGTTTAAGTACAACCTAGCGATGGAAATCGCCAACGAGTTTGGCGTCGAACCCATGCCGCAGGTTACTCGGATTGCGATGACGTCTAAGCGCAACTTGAAGCGTATCAACAACCCAGACGACGTGATGTCGATGCCTTACTCGCTGGTTGCTACTCGCCAGCGGTTTAACATCTACGCGGGTAACTACTAAACCGTGAAGACGCCGATCCTTGGTCAGTCCTACGTCGCCCGCAGTGTCAACGCTGCGGACGCGCGGATGGTTAACCTGTTTCCCGAGACGGTGCCTGCGCCTGACGGCAAAGAGCCTGCGTTCTTGAACCGTGCCCCAGGCTTGCGTAAGCTGGGCGTGGTGGGCACTGGCCCCATCCGCGGCTTGTGGTCGTACGGCAATTACATGTACGCCGTCTCCGGCACTAAGTTCTACCGTGTTGACAGCAACTGGGCAGCCGTTCCGCTAGGCAATGTCAGCGGCACGGGGCCGGTATCGATGGTCGACAACGGCACGCAGCTCTTCATTGCGGCCAATCCCGACGGTTACATCTACGACGCAGCCACTGAACAGTACGCCGAGATCACCGACGTGGACTTTCCCGGCGCGGTGACTGTTGGCTATTTGGATGGCTATTTTATCTTCCAAGAGCCTAATTCGCAGAAGTTTTGGACGTCTGAGCTGCTGGATGGCACCCAGATTGACCCGCTGTCGTTTGCAAGTGCTGAAGGTATGCCCGACAACCTAGTGTCGCTGTTTGTCGACCACCGCGAGGTATGGCTGTTCGGCACCCAATCGGTTGAGGTCTGGTACAACGCAGGCGACACGCCGTTCCCGCTGGCTCGTATCCAAGGTGCGGTCAACGAATTAGGCTGCGCTGCGACCTTCTCGGTCGCCAAGATGGACAACTCGCTGTTCTGGCTGGGCGCTGACGCCCGTGGTCAGGGCATTGTGTTCCGTGCTAATGGCTACTCTGGCCAGCGCATTTCGACCCATGCGGTTGAGTACGCTATCCAAAGTTACGGCACCATTTCTGACGCGATTGCGTTTACCTACCAGCAGGACGGCCATTCGTTCTACGTGCTGACCTTTCCGACCGCCCAAAAAACGTGGGTGTTTGACGTGTCCACCGGCGCATGGCATGAGCGTGCTGGCTTTGCCAACGGCGAGTTTATCCGCCACCGTGCTAACTGCCAGACGTTCTTCAACAACCAAGTGGTGGTCGGCGACTTCCAGACGGGCAAGATTTACGCGTACGACCTTGACGTGTTTGCTGACGACACGCTGCCGCAGAAATGGCTGCGGTCATGGCGGGCGCTGCCGCAAGGGCAGAACAACCTAAAGCGTACCGCCCAGCACGCGCTACAGCTCGACTGCGAGTCGGGCGTTGGGCTGGTCACTGGCCAAGGGTCTGACCCGCAGGTCATGCTGCGCTGGTCGGATGATGGCGGCCACACCTGGTCAAACGAACATTGGGCTGGTATCGGCAAGATGGGTCAGTATGGCTTCCGTGCCTTCTGGCGGCGGCTGGGCATGACTAACAAGCTGCGTGACCGCGTCTACGAGGTGTCTGGCACCGACCCCGTCAAGATCGCTATTATGGGTGCCGAACTCGCTTTGTCCGGCACCAATGCCTAACCCAGATAACGAGCCGCAACTACCCAAAAACCAGTCCGAGATCGTCGACGAGCGGACGGGTTTAGTCTCGCGTGACTGGTACCGGTTCTTCCTCAACCTGCTTAACAAGGTCAACCAAGGCGGCGGAGGCGGCACCGGCACCGTCACGTCGGTTAATGTGTCGGGCGGCACCACGGGGTTAACGACTTCGGGCGGGCCGGTCACTACCTCCGGCACTATTACGCTCGCGGGCACCTTAGATGTCGATAACGGCGGTACAGGCGCCACGACAGCAGCCAACGCCCGCACGAACTTGAGCGTTCCCAGCACGACGGGGTCAGGTGCGACCGGCACTTGGAATATTGACATTTTAGGCAACTCAGGCACCGTGACTAACGGCGTCTACACCACCGGCAGTTACGCCGACCCGACGTGGATAACGTCGATTGCAGGTAGCAAAGTAACGGGCAACATTACCGGCCAAGCAGGTAGCGTAGCCAACGCCTTGACGGCAGGCACCGGCATCTCGTACAGCGTCGGCTCGACGTACGACGGCTCGGTCGCCGTCACGATCAACAATTCGGCGCCTGATCAAGTGGTGTCGCTGACCGGCGGCACGGGCATCAGCACGTCCGGTACGTACCCGAGCTTTACCATCACTAACACCGCGCCAGATCAAGTCGTCTCGCTGACGGCTGGCACGGGCATGAGCGTCACCGGCACGTACCCGAGCTTTACGCTGACCAATACTGCGCCTGACCAGGTGGTGTCGTTGACCGGCGCTGGCACGACCAGCATCTCAGGCACGTACCCTAACTTCACCATCACGTCGAACGATCAGTATGTCGGTACGGTCACCAGTGTGTCCGGCACCGGCACGGTCAACGGCATTAGCTTGTCGGGCACGGTGACGTCCAGCGGTAGTCTGACACTCGGTGGCACCCTAACTGGGGTTGACCTAACTACGCAGGTAACCGGCACGCTGCCGATCGCTAACGGCGGTACCGGCCAGACAACCGCCAGCGCAGCATTTAACGCCTTGTCGCCGGTCACTAGCACAGGCGACTTGATCATCGGCAACGGTGCGAACAGCTCTACCCGCCTGCCGATTGGTGCCAACAATTACGTGCTGACCTCGAACGGCACGACAGCGGTTTGGGCAGTAGCAACCGGCTCGGGCGCAACGATTACGAATGACACCAGCACGTCAACGAACGTCTACCCGACCTTCGCTGCAGCCACGTCTGGCTCGCTGTCGACCATCTATACCAGCAACGCCAAATATCTGTACAAACCTAGCACAGGTGAATTAACATCGGAGCATTTCATAGCAGGCAACGGCATCTATGTTAATAGTTTGACTATAGATGTCAGCTATACAATTGCTTCAGGTACGTCAGGTATGTCGTCAGGGCCAATTACCGTGGCCAGCGGCATAACGGTGACGGTGGCAAGCGGCTCACGGTGGGTGGTGTTATGAACGATCTTGCAAATACGGAAGAAAAGGTCAAGTTCCGCGAGGACGTACTGACGGTACAACGCGGCTTGCAGGAGCTTATTGCTTCTGGCGCTGCAGAGTCTACGTTAGAAGATTGCAAATTAACGCATTACTTCACCCCTAAAGATGATGTGTACGGGTGCCATGCGTACGCAAGGGAAATGTTTATTCCTAAAGGCACACTGATTATCGGAAAAATTCACCGGCACCAGCATTTGAATTTTATTAGTAAAGGCAAAGTGCGCGTGTTTACGGAGTTTGGTGAGAAGCAGTTAGAAGGGCCATGCACGTTTGTATCTGAAGTAGGTCTGAAACGCGCGGTGTACGCAGAGGAAGATACGCTGTGGACTACTGTGCATTTAACCGCTCACGGCGCAGAAGATAAGTTGCCTGAGATAGAAAACGAAGTTATCGCGCCGACTTATGGCGACATGAATTTAATTGGCAGTATGGAAGAGTTGCTTCAGTTAGAAGCAAAAGGAGAACCGTCATGACTTGGGGCTTTGTAGCTGTCGCGGGCAGCACAGCAGTTGGCGCGTATGGTGCAAATAAAGCGGCTAAAGCACAGTTGCAAGGCGCTAGGGAAGGTGCGGCTGCTGAACGGGAAATGTTTGAGCGTCAAGTTCAGTTGCAAGAGCCGTTTCGGCAAGTTGGTGTTAATGCGTTGCCGGATTTAGTCGCGGCATCTCAGTACGACCCGTTTACACTAGCCAAGTTTCAAGCAGATCCAGGCTATGCGTTCCGAATGAAAGAAGGTTTGCGCGCGGTAGAAAATTCAGCCGCCGCGCGGGGTGGTTTGTTGTCCGGTAACGCTATGCGCGGCATAACGCGTTTTGGCCAAGGGTTAGCCTCGGAAGAGTTTGATAGGGCGTTTAATCGCTATCAAGCAGGTTTTGCGTCAAAGCTAAACCCGTTGCAGGCTTTAGCGGGCGTAGGCCAAACGTCGTCAAATACATTGAGCAACGCAGCAGGGCAGCTGGGGTCAAGTCTAAGTAACTTAGCTGTTGGCGCCGGGAACGCCAGAGCGTCCGCGTATGCTGGCACCGCAAATGCGTTGGCAAGCGGCATAGGCCAAGCGTATAGCAACTACCAAGGCAATTTGGCGGCAAAACAACAGCAACAGAATTTTGATACCTATATGAAGTATCTTCAGGGGTAAATTTTTATGGCTCAAATTGATCCCAACATAGCGCTTAGCATCAGACCAGCTCAAATTGAGTCGCCGTTAGTGCACGCCGCGCGGGCAGCCGAGTTGCAGGGCGCGCAGCAAAATCAGTTCATGAACATGCTCAAAATGAAAGAGTATGTTGATGAAACGCGCAATAAAAATGCGATGACAAAATGGCTGGCCACAAAAACGCCTCAAGACCTAAATAGTGAAGAAAACTTGAACCAGCTTGCCACCCAGTTTGGGGCGCAAGGTCTGGCGTTAGCTAAGCAAATTGACGACCGCCGCAAAGCGCAAGGCGAGGCTTTGTATCGGGGGGCACAAATAAGCGACCTTGAATCACAAGCAGCAAAACGCCGTTACGAGCTGGGCGAAACTCAACGGACAAACGCAATAAAAACAATAACCGGTTTTCGTAACAGCCAAGAAGCCCTTGAGATGCTGTATGAGTCTGAAGCCAACGGAACTATACCTGCTGCCGCAGCCGCAGAAATTCGCCGCAGGATGCCGAAAAACGAAGAAGATTTTCCGGCGTTTAAGCAAGAGTTAATTGCCACGCTTATGCCTGCAGAAAAACAGCTTGAGTTTAAGCAGCCAAAACCAGAGAAAGTAGATTTGAACGGTAAGGTTGTAGTGCTTGACATGAACTCAAATAGCGACACGTTCCTGAAGGTAATACGTGAAGACGTAAAAACCGCTGCGCCGCGTCAGTCACAACTGCTTACGCCGGAAGAAGAAAGACAAAAAGTACGGATTGCCGCTGCAGGCCGCGCGCCAGCGGCAATTCCTACGCCTACCGTTACGATGGTGCTTGACCCCAACGACAGTACCCGCATGTTGTCAGTTGACGCAAAGACTTACAAGGGTGGTTCGGTAGGTTCGCCGGGTGTTATTGGCATTGCCGGTAAAGAACCTGCTGGCGCTAAGAAACAAGCAGACAAAGAAACCGCGCAAGAAAACGCGGGCACCATCATTGCGCAGTTGCGTCAGAGCTTTGATCAGCTTGATAAGTTGGGCGGCATTACTTCGACTAAAAATCGTCCGGGCACGAACATTGGCGCGGCGCTTAGCTCGTCACCTATGGGTCAGCTTACCGGACGAGTATTGGGTACTGAAACACAGTCCGAGCGCAACAAGATTGCTCAGACGCGCCCTCTGTTAATGACGACCATCATGCAGGCAATGGGGTTGAGCGCCAAGCAGCTTGACTCGAACGCCGAACTAAAATTGTGGCTGTCTGCCGCAACCGATCCGGCGCTGGATTTGGAAGCTAACCGCGAGGCGCTTCGCAATCTTGAGAACTTGCTGACAGGCAAAGGTAAGAGAGAAAAAGCACCTGCTGCTGCGCCCAAACCGCCTGCGGTGGGCACTGTGCAGGATGGCTACAAATTTAATGGCGGCAATCCAGCTGACGCTAAAAACTGGGAAAAGGTGCAATAAATGGCAGGCCCTTGGGAACAGTACCAGGCACCTGCTGCTGCGCCAGCAGGGCCTTGGAATCAATACGCCGAACCAGCGCCTGCACCCGAAGCCGCACCCACGCCCAGCGAAGTGCCCGGCCCTCGAGGGCAACCTCCAGCTTGGGCTAAAGATTACCCCGAGCTGTACCAAGGCGCGCGTACCGCCCGAGAGGTACTTGGCCCAACCGTAGAAGTATTAGGTGCTGTAGGTGGCACGGTAGTAGGCGCGCCTGCTGGCCCCGCTGGTGCGGTACTAGGTTCGGCGACTGGTTACGGCGCAGCGTCTGGTCTGCTGCGTCAGGCTGATATTGCGCTGGGCAACATCCCCGACATGACGCCAGCAGAAGGAATTACCGCTGGCACACGCGATTTGCTGGTCGGTGCTATTTATGAAGCAGGCGGCCGCGTGGCGGCTCCTTACATTGATAAAGCTCTGCAGATGGGCGGGCGTGGTGTGGGCTGGCTATACGACACGTTGTCTGGTCAGCTTGGCACGCAGAAAGCCGCCAAGATTTTGCGTGATTCATTAGGCGTAGATGTCGGCGCGGCCCGCAGATTAGCGCGGCAAGGCGGTAGTGAGTTAACCGCTGCGCAATCAATTGCTGATTTGGCGTCGCCGACTACTCAAGCGTTATTGGCTAAGTATGCTAAGCGTGACCCTCGTTTTCAGTTAATAACAGAAGACTTAGAGGAAGCCGCGCGCATTAACCAACTTGCTGAATTAGCAGGCGCGGAGACGCAGGCAGGCGCAAAAACAGCGCAAAAAGAAGCAAAGAAAGAACTCCGCAACCGACTGTTGCCCGAACTAGAGCAGGCAATGTACAACGCCAATTTGGCTGGCGAACTAGGCCCTCGTTTACAAGCCCAGGCTGAGCGTATGGGTCAAGTAGCAACGGCTAAAGCTGATCAAGTACGTCGACTTTCTGCGGTGCCACCTACGGTTATGGTTGAAGGCAGACCTTATAACCCTAGCGCGCCAACAAGAGAGCCAGTAGTAGGTTTAGTGCCTCCGCCAGAAGCAGCAGTACCTGCTGGCACGCGTCTGCTTGAAAAAGGTCAGCAAAAATCTATTGAGTTAGGGCGTCCGGTTAGCACGGGTCGCTACACCTACGAAGGTGAGCTGGCTGAACGCGCAGACAGAGTGGCCGCAGAAGCCGCTGAAGGTTCACTCATTTTTGGCGAAGCATCTCGTTTTGCTACTGCAGCAGAGCAAAGCCTTGCTGCGCACGGGTACAAACCACTAAAAACTGACCAAGTAGTCGCCAATATTGACAAAATATTGACCGACGTTAAGTTAGCGCCCGGCGCGCGGGACTTGACACGCCTGCTAACGATGGCAAAAAACGACATATTAAAATGGACAAATGCAGGCGGTGTTATTGACGCGTATGCGTATGAAACGCTTCGTAAAAATTTAGGGGCTAATGCACGTAAGTTGGCGCCTAACGATCCAACAGCCCAAAAAGAACTTGCAGCTAAAGTTACCGCCAGCGTTGGGCCGATGATTAGAAAAGCCATTGAAGAAGCGGGCGGCACCGGTTACGGTGCATATCTTGATGCGTATTCGGCAGGGCTAAAAGCCGTTAGCGAAAAGAAAATGTCGGCTAAAGCATTAGAGTTATACCAAACTGACCCATCGACTTTTGTTAAGTTAGTAGAGGGGAATAACACTAAAGCGGTTGAAAAAATATTTGGCTCTGGTAGCTACGACGTCGCTAAAGAAATGAGCGAAGTTGCTATGTCAAGACTTACTAAACTTGCTGATGAAGTTAAGCGCGACAAACGCATAATAAAGCAAGTAGAAATGGGCCACGACGCATTAGTCGAATTGTTAGATGCAAATAAATCGCGGTTCCGTTTTCCTGACTTTGCATTTAACCGAGCTACGACGGCGGGCAATACAACGCTTGACGAACTGTCGCGGCGGTTAGGAAAAAAAGTAATGGATAAGTTGACCGAAGCATCTAAATCTGGCAAGAATATGGCGCAACTAATTGACACGCTCCCCGCCGCGGAACGCACTACTGTGCTGCGTGTTTTTAGTAACCCGCAGGAATGGATGGTGATCCCTAAAGAGGCTAGAGGTGCTACGGTGAATCTTTTAGCGCCAGAAAACCGAAACGAGTTGAGGAAATAAATGGCATCCCTAACCCCAACACCCAAGCAGCAGTTCTTCGACGCCAACGGGAATCCGTTAGTCGCCGGTAAGGTTTACACCTACGCAGGCGGCACGACGACACCGATTGCGACGTACACGGATCAGACGGGCGCAACTGCTAACGCCAACCCCATCATCTTGGACTCGCGCGGCATGGCCAACATTTGGCTGCAGCCAACCGTTGCGTACAAGTTCGTGATCAAGGACGAGAACGACGTCACGCAGTACACCACCGACAACATCTTGGTGCCGGTCGACAACCTGTCGTTCAGCTCGCCGCCACCGATCGGTAACGTGTCGCCTAACACCGGCGCGTTCACCACCTTGTCGGCCACCGGCAACGTCACCTTCTCCGGCTTTGGCTACGTGCAAATGCCCACGGGGGCAACGACTGACCGGCCTGATGCGCCTACTGACGGCATGTTCCGCTACAACACCACGCTAAACCTGTTTGAAGGGTTTGTTAATGGCGCCTGGGGTCAGGTCGGCGGCGATGCGGGTGCCACCGGCGGCGGTAACGACGAGGTCTTCATCGAGAACGACCAGACGGTCACGATCAGCTACACCATCCCTTCGACTAAGAATGCCATGACCACCGGCCCGATCACGCTAGGCGGCGGGTTTGTTGGCACCGGCAGTATTGCAGGCACGACGCTAACGATCGACAGCGTCACATCCGGCGCCTTGGGCGTTGGCTCGGTGATTGTAGGCACCAGCATTACGGTAGGCACTAAAATCACGGGGCTGGGCACGGGTACTGGCGGCGAAGGTACTTATGTGGTTGACACCTCGCAGTCGGTGTCGTTGGACGCCATCACAGCGCCAGTCGTCGTTACCGTCTCATCCGGCAGTCGCTGGGTCGTCATTTAAGGAGTCATCATGGCAAGTTTAGTTCTCGCAGGCGATACCAGCGGTTCGATTACGGTAGCAGCGCCTGCTGTAGCGGGCAGCAATACGCAGACGTTGGCGGCTGTGACTGGGACGTTAGCGCCGATTGTGTCGGGTACTGCGGTTGCATCTACCAGCGGTACGTCGATTGACTTTACTGGAATCCCTTCTTGGGTCAAGCGTGTAACGGTGATGTTTAGTGGCGTGTCTACTAATGGAACTTCAAACATTCAAGTTCAATTAGGCGATAGTGGGGGTGTAGAGATAACAGGTTACGTTTCTGTAGCTAATAACGGCGGAACAAACGCAAGTTCTACTACTGGCTTTTTATTTACGCAATCTACTACCGCCGCAAGTATACATAACGGATCAATGATTATTAGTTTGGTGGGAGCTAATGCGTGGGTTAGTCAGTCTATAGATGCATTATCTGCGGCAGCCGCCTTTGGCGGGGGCGGCAAGACGCTTTCAGACACGCTAACCCAAGTCCGCATCACCACAGTCAACGGTACAGACACCTTTGACGCTGGCACTATTAACATCCTCTACGAGTAAGGAACGATCATGCACAGAATCATTGTTGACGTACAGACGGGTCAAGTGACTCAAGTCGAGTTGACTGCGGAAGAAATTGCGGCGATCGAAGCAGCTAACGCAGAGCAGCCGCCTGCTGAACCTGCACCTGAACAACCTGCGGAGCAATAATTATGGCAGTGACTCTTAACGCATCAACCTCGTCCGGCTTTATACAGACGGCGGACACCAGCGGCGACTTAGCGCTGCAAAGTAACGGCACGACGCAGCTTACTGTTTCGTCCACAGGCGCGTATGGTCAGATAAAGTCTGGTACAGCAGTAGCGTCAACCAGCGGTACGTCGATTGACTTCACAGGGTTGCCAACGTGGGTTAAACGTATCACGGTGATGTTTAGTGGCGTTAGTACAAATAGTACAAGCCCACCGTTGATTCAGATTGGCACTTCTGGCGGTATTCAGGCCACAGGTTATCTGATGACCGCGACTACTCTTAGTAATGCTGCCGCTGTTACGTCTACTTTGTTCACAACTGGTTTCGCGCTTGCCGCTGGAACCTCAGTGTGGGCGGCGGGTGTGGCAGTTGGTGGAAGTATAACGCTTACTTTACTTGACGCTGGAACCGGGCTGTGGGCTTGCAACGCTCAGTTAGGTCGTTCTGATGTTGCAACAACGTACTTTGCGGCAGGATCTAAAACACTCTCCGGCACACTCGACCGCGTTCGCATCACCACAGTCAACGGTACAGACACCTTTGACGCTGGCACTATTAACATACTTTACGAGGGCTGATTATGGCAGTCATCATCAACGGCACTACGGGGATTACATCGCCAGAGCCTTTCGTTTTAACTTCAGGCACGTTGTCTTCTCCTGCGGTTGCTGGGCAAACGGAATACGACGGTAAAGTTTTTTACCAGACGCCGCAAAGCACAGAGCGCGGCGTCGTCCCCGGCGCACAGTTTTTCCGTCTAAATTCTGGTCTAGCTGGCGCTAACGTCAACACAGCGCAAAGTGTGTTTGGCGTAGGTGTAACGCTGTCGGCCAGTACCGTATATGCGTTTGAAGCTGAATATGTGTTTACTAAAACAGCCGGAACAACGGCGCATACTTTTGGTCTAGGGTTTGCTGGAACGGCTACAGTAAACAATTTACTGTATACGTCACTAAATTATTTTACTAACGCCGCGTTAAACAGCCCGTTAAACACCGCGAGCATTGCAATTACTTACTGTTCTATCAACCAAACAGCAAATACTAGCGGTGTAGGCTCAACGTCAGCCAGCGCAACTCAAACTCAAACTTTTAAGTTAAAAGGTACTATTTCGGTTAATGCTGGCGGTACGTTAATCCCGCAGTACACTTTGTCAGCAGCGCCTGGCGGTGCTTACACTACTGCAGCAGGTAGCTACTTTATGATCTACCCAATCGGTGCATCTGGGGCAAACACTAGCGTTGGTACGTGGGCATAAGATGGATTCACAAGTGCTATTCAACATCGCAGTAGCGATTGCGGGCTTCTTCGGCGGGTGGGTACTGAACAACATCCACCGCTCGATTGACCGTCTGGACACCGACGTGCGTGCCATGCCGCACACCTACGTTACCCGCGAGGACTACAAGGACGACATGCGCGAAGTGAAGGACATGCTGGGTAAGATTTTCGATCGGCTGGAGCATAAGCAAGACAAATGATCGATCCGGTAACAATCGGTCTGGCGGTTGCGGGCGTCAAGGCGGTTGTTACTGGCGTTAAAGAAGCCGCCGCACTTGCTCGCGAAGCTTTTGACGAAATCAACGGCGCGGTGGAGTCCGGCAAGACGCTGGCCGACTCCATGTCGGGCGTCACTAAGTTTTTTTCTGCTGCAGGCAAATACGAAACCCAGCGCACACAGCTAGAGGAAGCCCGCGCAGCTCAAGAGGCCGCGGTCGCTAAAGGCCACACGGTGCCGGAATACATTTCAGACGCCGAGTACGTCATTGAGATGATGATCATTGATCGCCAGATCAAACAGTACTACGACGACATCAAACATATTTTCATCTACCACTTCCAAGAAGCAGGCATGTGGGACGAGTTCTGGGCGCGTATGGGTAAGCTCAGAGGCGAACGGGAAGCCAAGGCAGAGGCGCTGCGCAAGGCAGAGACAGAAAAGCGCCTGCAGGCCAAAGTCGCCGAGATGAAGCAACGGCGCGCTAGACAAGCGGTCATAGCCCACATAGAGCTGTTAGCCACGGCGGTTATTCTTGCCGTCATCGTGGCGGGCTTCTGCTGGGGTATGTGGTGGATGTTTCAACAAGGAGGTTGACATGCTAGATGCTCTATTAAATATCGGCGGTAAGCTGATCGACAAGCTAATCCCCGACCCGGAACAGAAGGCCAAGGCGCAGCTAGAACTCGCCAAGATGGCGCAGGACGGCGAGCTGGCCAAGATGGCCAACGAAACTGACTTGTACAAGACCGAGCAGAACAATCTGACCGAGCGCCTAAAGGCCGACATGGGCAGCGATAGCTGGCTGTCGAAGAACATTCGCCCGCTAACGCTGGTGTACATTCTGGTGGCGTACATGGCGCTGGCCATCCTCGATGCCGCAGCGTTGGATATCGCGGACTCGTTCGTCGAGCTGCTAGGGCAGTGGGGTATGCTTGTGATGTCCTTCTACTTCGGCGGCAGGACGCTTGAGAAAATTATTGATATGCGAGCAAAGAAATGATCGACAATTTCCGCGAGGCTTTGCAGGCCGTTTTGTTGCATGAAGGTGGGTTCGTTAACCATCCAAAAGACCCAGGCGGCATGACCAACCTGGGCGTCACTAAAAAGGTATGGGAAGAATGGGTCGGTCATCCTGTTGGCGAAAGCGAGATGCGGGCGTTGACGCCAGAAACGGTGGCGCCGATGTACCGGAGAAAGTACTGGGACGCAGTCAAGGGCGACGAGCTACCGTCGGGGCTGGACTACCTGATGTTCGACTTTGCGATCAACGCGGGGCCGGGGCGGGCGATCCGCACCATGCAGAAGGCGATCGGAACAAATCCTGACGGCGTCATCGGCCCGAAGACAATGCAGGCGTTGAAGGACGCAGACCCAACAGATTTGATCGCCAAGTTCAGCGTAGAAAAAGAACTGTTCTACAAGGCGCTCCCGACGTTCGCCACCTTCGGCAAGGGGTGGCTACGTCGAGTAGACGAGGCTAAGTCACATGCGGTAACGATGCTCGCGTAACTGCTGGCAAATGACACGATCGCGTGTGGTCTGCCACACGGTCATGTCTTTCGACGTGCATTCAGTCGGTGTCGGCCCTTTAGGCTCGGGCAAACCGATGGCAAGAAAGGTAAACGTGGCCACCGCGATGGCCGCGTAGTACACCACCACAAGGTCTTTCATATCCGTAGCAGCCTCCCTAACAGTTTGGTGATCGGCGACGCCTCATACGGCTCAATGCCCAACATCACGTCCTGCACGAACCGCTCCTCGGGCGTCGCAGGCTTCTGATAGAACTGCGGCGTGTAATGCGAACCGATCTTAGGGGGTTCTTCTTTGATAAAGTAACCATCACGAAGCATCTTTCTTCCTCCTATCTTCATTTGCACGGCGTGCGTTAACTGCTTTCTTTTTTATTAACGCTGCCTCTTCCTTAGTATAAACAGGTTCTGCGCCGTTGGCCGTTGCTTTCAGCCACACCTCGGCCGTGTAGGCGCCTGCCCCACACGCCTTGCACTTGCGCTGGCGTCGCAGGCCACCGGCCATCTTGATGACGTTGACGACGTAGGTACGTTCGCTGCACTGCATACACTTCATTCCGGTTCCTTTGAGGGTGAATAGCTGCGAATCTTCTCAATACTCCAACCGGTCTTATCGTAAATGCGCAAGATCATTCCTGCCGACAACTCCGTATCACACCCATGATGACGCCAGCCGTAGATTGGCGCTGGCGTCATACCCAAAAATCGTGCTAACCCAGCATCATTTTTAAGTTGAAACTCATCAATAAGGGTGTCAAACAACTCATGTTTATTTCTAGAATTCATGGTCGCACCGCCTTAGCCATAATTTCGATCCGCTCCCGCGCGTCACGTAGGGCGCAATACCGCTGGTGCAGGCGCTCTAAGATCGAGCTGCGGCGCTCGTTCAAGGACTCGTGTGTCAGCATTGCGAACACCTCCTCCTCGGTCAGGGTGGGCAGTTGGTCATTTAGACTGCGCCAGCTTAGCTTTTTCATGTTCTACCTTTGATTCAATTTCAGCTACTTTAGTCATCGCACGCTGGAAGGCGTTGGCAATCTGGTTGTATTCCTTCATGCGCTGACGTTCTTCTGTCTGCGCGGCTTTCAGTTGGGCTTTCCAGTAATCAATTCTTTTCACGTTGTTCGGCCTCCAGTTCGCGCAGATCGTTGGCAACATCCGACACGCCGTGCCAATCGCTGCGGGCAATCATGACGTGCAGATAGTCGATCAGAATCTCGCGCTGTGTTTCGTATTTGGTAAAGTCAGTCATCGTATTGGCTCCATTGTAGGTTGTACTGCGATTGAAATTGAACGTCTAAACTGCGTTAGCGGCATGATGCGCTGGCTGCCGTCGGCCATCTCGATGTGCGCAAACCCTTGCGCGGAAGACCAACAGCCGTAGTAGGCACGCTGGCGACCGTCGATGTCGAACATCAAGAAGCGACCCCGGCAGGCGTCAACGCGGTCTTGCGTTAGCACGGTCTGGACACTAATGTCGTTGGTGTAGGTCAGGTACCCAGGCTCGGCGGCAACGGGTGCGGCCAGCAGTAGTAAGAGTAGGTGTCTCATTGTTGTTCTCCTGTAGCTTTGGCGATGGCTGCTAACCCCTGATTTACAAATACCTCGTGAGGCTCAAATCCATCAAGACATTCAGCAGTCAACATCTTCAACGCCTCCACCAACTCAGCATTCACTTCATGCAAGCGGCGTAATTCGGCGGCAGCTTTGTGGCACGTAACTCCTATCGGATGCCAAGTCACACCAGCACTCCAGTTATCGTTATCCTTAAAACCGATGCGGAAGTCTTCAGGAATATCTTCAAGCAACTCGTACAGAGGTACCTGCATTTCTTCGGGTTGTTTGTCCGTCATTTCAATGCCTCCAATGCGATGTCTGAGATGGCTCGTTTGTCGTGCAGGGCGGCCCAAATTTTCTCGTCGACCGTTCTCTGTGCCATAAGGATATACACCCATACCTCTCGCAATTGCCCGGAACGATGCAGACGTCCGACGGTCTGCTCGTACAGCTCAAGGCTCCACGGTAGGGATATAAAAGCAATGCAGCTCCCTCCGTGCTGTAGGTTGAGTCCGTGTCCCGCGCTTTTCGGGTGAATGGCCATAAGCTCGACCAGCCCATTATTCCAACGCGCCACCGCGTCAACATCATCCAGCGTCTGAACCTGCGGATAGCGACGCTTGATCTCTGCAAGCTCCTCCTGAAACTGATAGACCAATAAGGTATTCGCACGCTGGTTCTCCTGTAGTAGTTCATCCAACCGATCAAACTTGTGGCTGCTAAACCAGACCGCTGTCTTGCTCGAGGTAAACTTGCCCGGCACAGCAGACGCGGCGCGCTGGCTGTCGTACGCAAAGCCAGACGCCATCTGTTGCAACTTTGATGTAACAGCCGCGGCGTTCGCCGCCAGTATCTCGGCGCTCGGAAACTGCACCGCGAAGTCTTTCTTCATCTTCTCGTACGGTGCGCGGTCGTCTAGGTCACACCGCAGCTCGACGACGTGACACGGCGGCAGCTTGTCGCGGTAAGCGCCCGGCTCCAGCAGGTACGTCGCAGGCTTGATGCGCTCCATGACCTGCTGCAGTGCGCCTGGGCGCGGCATCCACTCGCCGAAGTCGCGGTTCATACAGACGAAGTATTGCTGCAGGAAGGCGCCCTTGGCACGGCCTAAGAGCTTCTCGTCGACGATCTTGCACTGCCCGAACACGTCCTCGAGTCCGTTGCTGGTGAACGATCCGGTCAGACCCCAACGAATCTTGAACTGGTCGATGACCTTGTGCAGCGCCTTGAAGCGTGTGCCGGAGGGGTTCTTGAGTTTGGTCAGCTCGTCAAACACCACCGCGTCGAAGTCGGACAGGTCTTGCTCGGCCAACCACTGAATGTTGTCGTAGTTGATGATGACGATCTCGCTGGTCGAGCGCAGGGCTGCCGCGCGATCCTTTGGACTGCCGACCGCCACGCGGTAACTCAAACCCGGCGACCACTTCGGCACCTCGATCGGCCACACGTCCGTACACACGCGCTTGGGCGCTAAGACTAGGAAACGACTGGCGTAACCGTCCTGCACCATCGCCTGCATGGCGGTCAGCGTGATCGCCGTCTTGCCCGCGCCCACGGGCGCCAAGATCATCGCCCGATCGCGCTCGTACAGGAAGTCAGCCGCTTCTTCCTGGTAAGGTCTAAGCTGCATCTTTGCCTCGGGCACGGATAAGTTCTTGGCAATAATTTTTAACGCCGTAGGCAAATTTTGCAGAATCAGGACTGTCATACATAGATGCAGACCCGACTGCGTCATTACACGCTTCTGCACACGCCTCGCGTTCTGCTGCTGCGACTAAAGCGGCAAAGCGTTCAAGATGTTCTTCTGACATTCCTATCTTTACCTCGGTCATCCCAACCGGGTAAGTAACGCCAGCAATCTCTTGCGCCATGCGCAAAATGTCATCTCTGTTCATCGGCGTTCTCTTTTCGAATGGCGCGCGCGCACTGCAACGCCGAAACATATTCACCTTCATGTTCGTTGTTAATAACTTCACATATCTTTGCGCATTTTTCGCGTTCAAATACTGCACAAGCGTCTACTATGTGGCGGATAATCCGCAACGGAACTGCGTATTCCTGCATATTTATCGGTGTGTCAGGATGCAAACGCAAATACTTGCGGATAATGTCATCTCTGTTTAATCCATTCATCAACCATCTCCCTCGACCATAAACAGGCGTAGTTTTGTTTTAGCAACAGTACGTCGTTGCGAAATATTTTTTGTAGCTCTGACAACCGTCCGGCTTTGGTTTTCAATTCGACAAACCACGTTGACCCATCAGGCAGACAAGCGATGCGGTCACTCACACCGCGCTGCGTTGGCGACTTGAACTTGTACGTTCTGCCGCCAGCACGCTCGACCGTCCAGACAAAGTACTTCTCGATTTCTTTTTCTAACATGGCGCAAATATAAAGGCTAAAAAAGTATTTGACAAGGATTATTTTAGGGGCTACAGTCGAGGCTCAATCACTACACGGGAGTACAGTCAAATGAATGTAGAAGACATTTTTGATGCAGACGGCACAGCCCTGCAAGCAGCATTAGACCTAATCGAGGTCATCATCAAAACCGATCCCGGCGTTTACGACGAAACGGCTGCGCCGGTACTGCTGTTGTTGCGTCAACGCCTGTCTAGTTCATGGCGTAACGAGCCAGTGGGGGTGAAATAATGAGTCACTCCAATATCGTCGGCGGCAGCACCGCCAAGCGCGTCATCAACTGTCCGGCGTCGGTCGCCTTGTGCGCCAAGATGCCGCCCAAGCCTTCTAACGAACACGCCGACCGTGGCACGCTCCTGCACAATGTGATTGCCGAGCTGCTGGAGTTTGACAAGAAGCCCGAGCAGTGCATCGGCGCCACATACAAGGATCAGGTACTCACACAGGAGCTAATCGATGAGAAAATTATTCCCGCTCTCGCGGCCCTCGATGAAATTGATCCGGACAAGCGAATGGAGTACATGGTTGAGACTCGCGTTGGCTTTGGTGATTTTCTACCTGATGTTTTCGGCAGCACTGATCTGCTTGGCCGCCGTGATAACCGTGCATTCGTTATCGATTGGAAGTTCGGTGACGGGGTAGTCGTTGACGCCGTTGAGAATCCGCAGTTGCTGTTCTACGCAGCCGCTGCCATGCGCACCGAAGCCGCCAAGTGGGTGTTCGAAGGCGCTGACGAGATCGAGTGCATCATCGTGCAGCCGCCCATGATTCGTCGTTGGGTGACGACGTTCGAGCGTGTGCGTGAGTTCGAGCAAGAGCTGCGCTACGCAGTCAACCTGTCCTCATGGCCAGAGCCACCGATGCAGACGGGTGGTCACTGCCGCTGGTGCGCAGCGAAACCGATCTGCCCGCAGATGACTGGCGCAGTCGAGCGTGCATTGAAGTTGCAACTGGTGAACCTGCCTGCTGAGCAGATCAGTCAGCAGCTACAGCAGGCGGACGCGATCGAAGACTATTTGCGTGACCTGCGTGCGTTAGCGTCTCAGATGCTTGAAAACGGACGCCCGGTGCCAGGTTACAAACTGGTCGCCAAACGTGCGACGCGTCAGTGGGTGGATGAAGCGAAGATCGAAGCATGGGTTGACGCGAACAACATCAAGGACGCGTACGAACCGGTAAAAATAAAATCGCCTGCACAGCTCGAGAAGACGCTGAAAAAGGCTAAAATCGAATTTCCCGCTGAGATGGTGGTTGCTATCTCATCGGGCGATACGTTGGCACCGGAGTCAGATCCGAGGCCAGCGGTGTTGCAAATTGGCCGCCAGCTCAAGGCGGCTTTAAATAAACTTCAATAAGGAAAACAGTCATGTCTAGTAATCTCGTAACCTTCAAAGGCGCTAACCTGCCTGCAGTATCTACCCTCTCCACCGCGCTGCGTGCGCTCGAGACTGAAGTCGGCCCGGCTGGCGCGGTCATCCTGAAAATGGATAAGACCGGTCATTGGGTGTTTGGTGCAGACCAAACCGAAGTCGAAGACGACGCACTGTGGGCGATCAATCCCTTCTCGTTCGTGCATGGCTTTATTGCCTGGGGTGAGGGTGAGGTCTTGGGTGAGAAGATGGTGCCGGTCACCGAGCCGCTACCAGAGATGGAAGCAGCACCGCCCAACGCCAAGCGGGGTTGGGAGCCACAAGTCGGCATGTCATTGAAATGCGTCGAAGGCGCTGACAAAGACATGGAAGCGCGTTACACCGTCACGTCTGTCGGCGGTAAGCGTGCGGTTCAATCGTTAGCTGTTGCGATTGCCGAACAGGTTGAGAAAGACCAAAGCAAGCCGGTGCCGGTCGTGCGTCTGAAGAAAGACCACTACCAGCACAAGTCGTACGGTCGCATCTACACGCCAGTGTTCGAGCTGGTGACGTGGGTCGGCATGGACGGCGAGCGCGACGAAGCGCCTGCAAAAGAAGCAGCGCCTGCTGCCGAGGCTGCACCAGCACGTCGTCGTCGCGGTTAAGTAACACGGGCCCAAAGCGGATGCCGGAGGCTGGAATGCACCACCAGCATGAGAAAGCCGGACGCAGCGAGTAGGCCCACCCTTTCTATGGCTCTGGTCGTTTTGATGTTAGGTACCCTTGGTCGGATCTACCTGACATCGTTCGAGTGACCGGAGCCACCCCTACCCATGAAAATTATGCGCGAACATGAGCTAGTGATTCAAGATTTCCTAGCCAAAAACCCCGGCTGGCGCAAAAACGGTTTGCGAAAAGAAATCAACGCTGTGATGGGCTACGACGTTGTCGGGCCTTTAGGGTTTATCCCCGACGCGTTTCAAATTGACGTCGATGCGCAGTACGTGCGACTGTTAGAAGTTGACGGCGAATCGCACACCTTGCCGGAAAAATTAGCCCGCATGTGCGATCTATGGTTTTGCTTAGATTCTCTGTCGTGGTCGATGGAACTCATAACTATAAATTTATTTACCGGCTCCAAAGCAATAACTTCAGACCTTCAATTCACTAAACTTTGGCACGATGGAATCGAAAACTATGTCCATTCTTTGGCTCGACTTCGAGACGCGCAGCCGTTGCGACCTATCCTCCCGGGGGGTCTATAACTATGCACAAGACGGAACCACCGATGTACTTTGCATGTCCTACGCGTTTGACGATGACGAGGTTGTCACCTGGACTCCCGACATGCCATTTCCCGATGCTGTACGCCAGCACACGGGGCAGATACGCGCTCACAATGCGGCGTTCGAGCGACTCATATTCTGGTACGTTTTACACTGTGACTTTCAACTCGAGCAGTTCTACTGCACCGCTACTCAAGCGCGTGCTAACTGCCTACCGGGCAGCCTTGAAGACGTCGGACGCGCCATCAGCAGCAACATGCGTAAGGATCATCGAGGTAGCCAGCTTATCCGAGCTTTATCAATTGCACGAGCAGATGGCACTTTCAACAATGACCCGAAGTTAATGCAGGAGATGGTCGAGTACTGCGAGTCCGACGTCCGCGCCATGCGCGCCATCAGTAAGGCCATGCGCGACCTGTCCGACGACGAGCTGCTCGATTACCACGTTAACGAGCGCATCAACGATAAAGGCGTGTTGCTCGACCTGCCGCTCTCGCAAGCCGCGATCAGCTACGCGTCGCAGGAGACGGACGACATCGAGCGGATCGTGGCCGAAGTGACTGAGGGCGCAATCGCCTCCGTGCGCAGCCCGCGCATGCGTGAGTGGGTGTTGGAGCGCGTCGGGCCGCAGGCGAAAGAAATGATGGTGGTCTACAAAGACGGCGAAAAGAAGTACAGTATCGATAAGGCTGTTCGCGCTAACTTGCTTAACTTTGCAGAGGAAAACCCCGATGAGATTCCGGCCAATGTTGCGGACGTCATTCAATGTGCGGACGACCTCTGGGCGTCTTCGGTCGCAAAGTTCAGCCGCCTTGCAGCTCTCGCGGATGTTGAAGACCATCGCGTGCGGGGCGCATTCGTTTTCGCTGGTGGATCAGCCACTGGCCGCGCCAGCTCCTATGGCGCCCAAGTTCACAACTTTACTCGTAAGTGCGCCAAGGAACCCGACGCAGTACGCCACGCTATGGTGCGAGGCCACAGCGTCACCCCAAGATTTGGAAAACGCATTACAGATGTTCTCCGAGGAATGCTCCGGCCCGCACTGATTCCTGCGCCTGGTCATTCCTTCGTCGTTGCCGACTGGTCAGCCATCGAGGCACGCGTCACACCGTGGGCGTCCGCTGACCCGCAGGCCGAGTCGGTGCTGGACGTGTTCCGCCAAGGTCGCGACATCTACAAGCGTGAAGCCGCAGGCATTTACCGTATGCCCGAGGAAGACATCGGCGATGAGTCCGAGGAGCGCCAGATCGGCAAGGTCGCGATCCTCTCGCTTGGCTTTGGTGGCTCGGTCGGTGCGTTTTCGGCGATGGGCCGCAACTACGGCATCGTGCTGCCCGAGTCCGACTCCCGCCGGATCGTTGACGCATGGCGTCGCGCTAACCCGTGGGCGGTGCGCTACTGGGGCAAGCTCGAGGAGGCGTACACGCGTGCGCTACGCAACCCAGGGCGTGAGTTCCCGGTCGGTCGCATCACCTACATGTACGACGGTCAGCACCTGTGGTACGCCCTGCCAAGCGGGCGCATCCTATGCTATCCATTTGCTAAGTTCGAGGGTGACGAGATCACGTACGTCAAGGCGGCATGGAAGCCTGCCGCGGATGCGAAGGAATGGCCGCGCGCGCGCTTGTGGCGGGGACTCGCCTGTGAGAATATAACGCAGGCAATCGCGCACGACTTGCTGCGGCATTCTTTACGCCAACTTCCCGAAACAGTCCTACATGTTCACGATGAGATCGTCCTCGAGGCCGCTGACCCTGAAGCATCCAAGCAGCGGCTAGTCGAGGTCATGTGTACGGCGCCCGCATGGGCGCAAGGGTTGCCCCTGAAGGCAGGCGTTAAAGTAATGGAAAGGTATGGAAAATGAAGCATATCGTGGGATTGTCTGGCGGCAAGGATAGTACGGCGTTGGCGTTGCGTTTGGCCGAGCTGGAGCCGCGCGATTACGAATACATTTGCAATGAAACGGGCAACGAGTTGCCTGAAATGCACGCGCACTGGGCAAAGCTCGAAGAGCTGCTCGGCAAGCCGATCAAGCGTGTGCGGTACAAGTATGACCTTGAGCGGTCTATTGAACAGATGAACATGCTGCCGTCCGTGTTCGGGCGGTGGTGTACGCGAGTCCTAAAGATCGAGCCGACCATCGAATACATGGAGTCGCTGCCGAAAGACTCGGTGCTGTATGTTGGGCTGCGCGCGGATGAGGAAGAGCGCAAGGGGCTGTTCGGTGAAGACATCACCGTGCGGTTTCCGATGCGTGAGTGGGGCTGGCGTGAAGCGGATGTTTGGGATTACCTAGCCAAGCGTGGCGTGGCAATTCCAAAGCGTACCGATTGTGCGTGGTGCCCGTATCAGCGGCTCGGCGAGTGGCGCGACCTTTACAATGAACATCCGGTGCTGTGGGCGAAGGGTGTTGAGCTGGAGAAGAAGATCGGCGCCACCTTCCGCAGTCCGGGGCGCGACACTTGGCCTGCTGACATGGAGTCGCTTGGTAAAGAATTTGCCGCAGGACGTAAGCTGAGACAGTACAAGCGCAAAGAGACGTGCCGCGTCTGTTCGCTATAAATAAAAAAGCCGCCTGGCGGGGCGGCTCAACCAAATGGAGGGGTCACTTGGAATTTCTTGATTATTACACAAAACTTGCGCCTGAAGGCGAGACGGCGCTGATTGTGCGCCAAAAGCCACAACTAAAAGA